GAGTACCTAATATTCTTGCTCTAACTCTACCAAGTGTTTGTGGGTCTTCTCTATCTTCTACAACACCTACCCACCAGATAAAGTTGTTAAAACCTAAAAAATTATCGTTCATTATGTCCTCTTCAATGGTTTCATTGATGATGTGGCAGTTGTAATAACGGCGTCATCAAGTTCGTATTGTTTCACATTTGTTTTTGATTCATCAAGTTCTTGTTGTGTAAATGTGTCTGTGTTCTCTTGTGGTAATGGTTTCATATAAGAATCTTTTATACATTCTATCTTAGTAAAATGTTTCTTTTCTGCAATGCTAAATCTGTGTCTAACTGACTTAACTAACCAACGGCCTGACATAAAGGGGTCTCTGTCGCTAGGATTAGTTGTGTTAGTTGGTTCATATGAAGGCACATCAAATGCAATTAAGTCGCCTGCACTCATACCTGTAAATCCTGGTATATCTAATGTTAACACTTGTGATTCAAATGCCATTTGATAACTGAGTTTTCTTGGTAATAATACTTCATTAGGTGCAGCTTCAAAATCATTAAATGTCTTTTCTGTTGTTGATGTAAAATGTAGTACGCCTTCTGGATAATCTGATACATACTTATCATTACCAAAATTTAGTCTTGGTGCTAATGATTTGTTCTCTTGTTTGCCACCTTCACCATCATGTTCTGTATGGTGTGATAAACCATATTCATCTTGATAATGAAAATCAAGTTCTGAAAATGTTTTGTTATACATGTTGTGTGTAACCATTCTTGACCCATATATGCCTATTCTATAATTTTGTAGTGTGTCGTATTGTTTATCTATACTAAAATTATTAACTTGTTTCATTTGTGTGATAATATCTTTCTCTGCACCCACATTGGCTGCCTTTACTTGAAATTGTGCTACAACAGGTCTTACTTTGTCTCGTGTTAATGCTAACATATTTTCATAACTTCTAAAATGAAATCCATCAGCGTCTTCATAAAATGTCATGCCTGGTGTGTTGTGCAATTTACTAAATGATTCCTCTTTTAACAAGTCTATTGCTTTGAATGGTCTAATTCTTGGTATTACATATTGGTGATTACTCTTTGTTTCTTCTAGATACAATGCCTTCTTACTTTTTAGGTGTGTTCTGACAATATCAAATACACCCACCTCTGTAGCACCTTTGTACGCCTGACTTATTCGTGTTTGTTCGTTTGTAATCATTTCTTTACTACAGAAATTTAAAACATAAGACTGACTTCTAGCTGCTTGTTGACTTCTATTAGTGATATTATAGATGTACATTGGGTGACCTGATTTAGCAGTAAAATCATAACCTCTTGAACAACCAGGTGTGAATACTTTAAATTCTATTCGTTCAAAACCTGTTAAAGGTAAATGTGCTGGTATAGCTTGAGCGTCAAGTATAACAATATTACCTGTTAATACTTTGTTTTTGATACCTTCATAAATGTTTATTTCACCTACAAGTTTTGTGATGTCTATTCTTTGTGGTGTTTGTAATAATGCTGAGGCTCTATAGGAAGTTAAAAATATACTACCTATCGTGAAGTGACCAGGAAATTCTAGCTTTTCTCTATCAATTGTGCCGTACATAATATTACCTACCTATCAAGGTTTCAAATTCTTCAATAAATGAGCCTAGATATTGTGGATTTAATAGTCTTATCTTTCTTTTTTTGTCTTGTAGTCGTTGTTCGTATTCTCTATTAGATACAGGAGCTGAACCTGCTACTGTACTATTTACTTCTATTTTGTGTGAGTAATCATCTGGTCCATTACCTGTCAATTTACCACTTGATTTTGTAATCTCGTAATGATGTATGCCATCTGGATTGGCATATTTATTTGTAATAAACAATTCAAAATCTTGGTCTGACAAGGGCCAGTCATAGTATCTGTCTGTTATACTATTGGTTAATAATACTACCCAATGTAATTGTGAATCACCAAAATGTTTATAAGCAGTCATTTCAGGTGATTCTCCATTTGGTACCTGATAATATTCGTATAAAGAAAATTCATTTAATATTTTTTCTCTAACTTTTATTCTACGAAATAAGTCTGTTACTAATTTATCATTACCATCACCTTTGATATCATATAATGATGTTGGAAATTGACTAAAATACATCTTAATATCCTTGTGCTATTGTTTCTTTGGTCATAATTTCTGTCTCTACAAAAGTGAGATTAACACTAATGTTAGACATTGGAGCACCTTGACTATCGCCTTTAAATGATTGTACCTCATCACCAGCTGCATAGTTGACATCCATCTGTGTCAATACACATCTTGATACTCTTGGTATGTATGTGTTCTCTTTATCTCTATACATATAGGTTACTTGAAATCTTGAAGGTACCGTAAATATAGACTTGTTACTATTAGCAAATTCAGGGTGCATATGAAATTTAAACAAGTTTATTATCTTATGTATATCATCTTTTTCTTTTTCATTTTTTGCTAAGAATTTATATTCAAAAGTAAATTCTCTAAATTTAACACCTTGAAATGTTTGTTCAACCATAGGATTAAATGCTAAACCTGTACCTTGTTGTGCTAATGCTGTACTAGCCCCACCTGTTGCAGTATCTAAAATTGCACCACCAACTCTAGCAATTGCATCCACAGCGGTCCCACCACCTCTCTCAATACTGTCTAAAATACTACCACTTGTAAGAACACCTAATATTCCTGTTTCTATGCCTTCATAATTCATACCATATGAAAAGTTTAATCCTGTTGGTGGTGTGTATAAAAGCATTGTGTCTGATATAAAAGTAAATCTATCAAAGTTAGATGAAAATCCTGAATTAGGTTTTCTAATTCTTTTTTGTGAATATGACTGTTTTAAATTGTAAACTGTTTCTACACTTGCACCTGTTGTATCTCCTATATCACCCTTAAATGTGTCTTGACCATTTAATTTTTTAATGTTTGTGCCATCAAAATTAGTATATTTAAATGATGTACTCTTTTCATTTAAGATGTCAAACATAACATAATGACCATCACCCATGTTTCCAGCTTCTTGTGGATAATATACTGTACCATAATTAAATGGATTTTCTTTCATATGTGATGTAGGAGTATCAGTATCTAATTCTAAAGGTGATTTGTTTAATAGCTGAGCAGCTATTTTATTATTTTGTACTTGACCTGTAACTAGATTTGCAAAATTACTTATCTGGCCACCTATACCGTTTGGCAAGTTGTTTTGTACTGCATTAATAACACTATTGATTTTTGATGTAAATGCCATATTGTTACCTATATTTGTTTCTAATATTTATAAGATAAATAGTCATATGATATCATCAAAAAAGAATAAAACCTATAGAGCACCACATAAAGGACTGTATAAACCAAGTAATCCTAAGAAATATGTTGGTGATAGTAGAAATATACAATATCGTTCTTCGTGGGAAAAGAGATTCATGATTTATTGTGATAAGAATCCAGATATCGTATCGTGGGCAAGTGAAGAAATGTTTGTACCATATAAAAACCCTGTTGATAATAAAATACACAGATACTTTCCTGATTTCATCATCAAAACAGCAAAAGGTAGAAAGATGATGATTGAAATTAAACCTAAAGCCCAATGTATGAAACCTAAACCTCGTTCTAGAAAGACTAAAAAGTTCATCAATGAATGTTTAACATTTGCCACCAATCAAGCAAAATGGAAAGCTGCAAAAAACTATTGTGATGATAATGGTCTTGAATTTAAGATTGTTACTGAAATAGAATTAGGTATCAAACCTTTTTAACTTGCACTTAAAAGTTTAGAAACAGTATCATCCATATTTGCAACAGGTCCATCAGATAGTGATACTGAATTGTTTTGTACTGCATTATTATTTGTTGGTGCTATAACAATAGGTGGTGTGGTCATACCCATTTCTTGAGCTCTTTGTTGTGTAAGTTGTGCTACCATTTCTACTTTTCTGTCTGCCATCATTTCTTCATTTACTTTTGCTTTAATAAATCTAGCTGGGTCTTGATTAACACCCTCTTGTTTTGAAAAGTTTTCTTGAAATGTTTCACCTGCTGGTTTCTCTGGTTCTTTTTCTTCACCACCTAAACCTAAAAACTTACCTAATGTTGAGTTAGCGAATGAATCATATAAATCAGAAAAGAAATTACTAATCCAATCACCTACAAATGAAATAGCTTTAATTAAACCATAAATTGCTACACCAACTAATATAAATGGAGCTGCCAATGCTAAAGCCTTAACTGCAAAAACTGTCATACCTATTAATGCTGTACCTAATATCATGGCAAATTTTGCTAATCCTAATCCTAATTTTTTAATGGTACCTACAGCCATCATTATGCCCTTACTTAAATCTCTAAATAATTTTATAGGTAACATCACTACTTCACCTATTGCATTAAATACATCACCTAAAGGTGTCTCAAAACCCTCAATCCTTTCACTTGTTTTTTCTATTGAATTTCCAGATTCTCTTATTTGTGATTCAAATCTTTCCATGCTTTCTTTTGAATTGTCTATAATTTCTTTCTGTTCATTCATTCTTTCTTTATCTTGAACAGCTTGAGCACCCAATCGGTCTAGTTCTTTTTGTGCAGTCTCTACAGTCTGTCTTTCTATGATAATTTTTTCTCTTAATGTTTCTACTTCAGTTTCACTCAATGCTTTAAATTCTCTACCCATATTTTGTGAAATGATGTCATCCATCTTATCAGTATTTTCTTGTACTGCATTATAGTTGTCTTTTACAGCAACAATTAAATCTTTAACTGCTTTTGTAAATAGTACCATTTGATTACCTGTTGATTGTTCTACTTTTACTAAATCTGTAGATATCTCTGTGTTCTCTCTTACCACAGGCATTAAGTTATCTAGAGGTGCTGTATAAGCCTCTGTTATAACTTTAAAATCTTCAACAGGTAAATCTATAATAGCCATTATCTTCTAACTAGCGAGCCTCCAAAATATAACCCAATAATTGATGAAACAACATGGGTATCAAGTGGTGTGATTACAAGACCACTCATTGGTTTCCATTGTGTCATATCATAATCACTAGCAAATATCCACCAACCTTGTGCTACTGTTTCAGTATAACCAACATATATTGGTAGGTTAGGGTCTATGAAAGGTGCAAGTTTTGGTATGACTAAAATTGCAATAACAGATATTAAAGCAATCCATCTCCTTGTGTTTTTTGTAAATTGGTCTTGTACATCTCTTGCCTTATCTATTTGTTTAGCTGCAAAATCAGCTCTTTGCATTAACATTTTTTGAGCGTCAGCGGCGTCTTTGCCTTTCTGAGCCATAATAGATAATACCCCACCCAAAACGGTACTAGCCAACATTGACAATAATTCCATAGGTATCATAACTATTTTCTCCTCTGTTTCTCTCTTTCGTACTTCTCGTTTTCTTCTTTAATATGATTCTTTAGTAGGGTTACATAAATGTCTCTTTCCCAAGGTATCATATTTTCTACTTCTTCTAAACTATATTTATGATGTTGTAAAAGGGCAAAATTAACTTCGTAATAGGCCTCCAGTGTGTTATGAGCAAGGCTTACCCGAAAAAATCTTTTATCCCTTGTAATACAACATTACTTTTTACTTTTGTTTTAGGGTTTTCTACTTCTACCTCGTGTCTTAATCTTGGCATAGTTTCAAAAAACACCCTTACTTTTGAAAAATCTTCTTGATTCAATTCTTCAAAAAATTCCATCATTTCTTGTTCTGTAGCGTCTTTAGCTGGATATATTTTATCTCCCTCAAATATATGGTCTACAGATTTAATAATCAATTTCATGATATGATTAATATCTGTCTTTTCAGCTGCAACTTCTTCACCCATATCCAATAATGTTGGATATCTAAATACAACACCTAAATTTCGTGTATCATCTATGACCACTTTATTAGTGTGTGTATCATCTACTTGAACCTCAACCTCACTTAAATTAACTTCTACTTGACCATATGTTTCTTTATCATCTGGACATAATATTTTTAATTTCTGAACCTCACCTACTGATTTTGCTCTTATGTTCAGAAATACATACTCAACATCAAACATTGGTGCTGTAGCAACATCCCACTTATTGAAGGTACATGATTCGCAAATCTTTCTTATTGCTGTTTGTATACCTTTGTAATCACCTTCTTCTTGAGCTAACAATAAAATCTTTTCTTCTTTAACAAGGAAAGGTCTGTATTGTATAACTTCATCTCTTGAAGGTAAAGTCAATTCATATGTAGGCGTTTCAACCTTTGGTAATGCCATAATATACTCCTATCTTATAACTAATTATATTTATATGTTAATTGGTGGTATAAATCCTCCACCTAAACTGAATGGTGGGAATACTCTGCCACCTGTTATGTCGCCAATTGGCAATCTTCGTTTCAAATCTGATACTACATCTCTGCCTGCTCTTCTCAATGGAGTTGGCAGATAGTTCAATAGACCACCAAGTGGTCCACCACTTTTAACAATTGGTGTTTTAAAGTCTGGCGAACCAACATCTATTTGGCCTGCCTTGTCTATAAAGTAATTTACCCAATATCTAAATTTAAATGTAACTTCAAATTCTTGTAAGTCGCTTGTTTCGTGTGAATATGATACTGCACCTACAGTTGAAGGATAACAATCTATTAAACTAACTGCATAAGTTACTTCATCTCGTTCTTGTCTACTTGCAAAACTACCTAATTGAAATATTTCCATAGGAGATACATAATCATCATAGTAGTTTACATTAAATGAATTAGTGCTAAATGCACTTTGTTGCCACAGTTCAAAATAAGTTCTTTCTCTCATGAATTTATCACAATAGAAACTAGCAGTAAATTCTGCACTTTCTATACCTTGTACAAAATTTCTTTTTGGTCCATATGGTGCAAATTCCACCATTTTCATAGTTCTTTCTGGCATACTGATTTCTTTACAAAATGCATGGACTCTTTTTTGATTGGCCTGTTCTACTGACCTTAATTGTGATGATGATGAAAACCCAACATTTTCACTTGCAATCTCATCAGCAAATTGTACATCTTGTTGTGAACCTGAAATATCACTTAATACAGGATTGTTAACACCTAAACCATTTACACCTTTTGGTAAATTAAATGTCATATAGAATTTAGACTTACGAGCAAAACCTTCTGCTTCATTGACCATTGATTGAAATCTACCTAATGTAGATTCTTTATTTGTGCCTTGTCTCTGTCTTAATCTTGGGTCTGTTTCTACACTATCTAATGATATGTCTCTTGATAGTCCGATTCTTACATCTCTACCAAATATTCTAGTGCCTCCCCTTAAAATCGCCATCTATATACCTCTGCTTTGTCCGTATACATAACTCGCACTTCGTTTTTTAAATTGTTGCACAGGAAGATATACTGCTGTTGGGGCATCCTGTGAATCAATTCTTAAAAAACCAGAGCGAACATGTGAATACAGATATTTTTTAATTGTAGGTTTTACCCTTTCTAAACCTGATACTCTTTGATAGCTTACATCTAATTTTGTTGTACTATCAAATTTATTATTCGTAGCAAATCTTTGTAATTGATTTAACATTCTAAATCTAATCATAGGCGATACATAATGAAAATTAATACCCATAAACCCACCTTTTATTGCTTCTAAAGGCAATACAAGTGGAAATGTATCATAATATGGAAGTCTGTCTTTTGTTTTTGGGTCATAGAAGAATAAATTCAATCTACCACCAGAAGGTCTTTGTAGTATACGACCTTGATTCATTAACTTCCTTGCTGTTATCTTGTCTGCTAAACTAGATACAGCATTACGATACCAGGTAGCACTCTTTTTTACGCCACCTGTTCTATCAGATATTTTATCAAATATTGATTTCGCCATAACACTATTTATATAAAAAACCCAGCGATTTCTCGCTGGGTTTCAGTTCCTTGAAAGCGGAGAGAGATACTACTTACTCTTGAGCTAACTTAGAGAAATAATCTAAAGAATCATCACTCTCGTCCATAGCTGGAGCAGTAGCGCTTTCGTTGGTACTAGCTACACTCGTTGTGGAAGTTTCTTGTGGGAGGTCTGTTGTTTCCACAGTAGAGGTAGTTTTAGCACCGCTAATAACCCTATTCAGTTTCTCGTTGAGTTCATCATAGGATTTAAAAGCTTCAGGTGCCAAAAACGGTTGCAATTTGTGTTGCTTAGACCAAATTGCCTTTATGTCTTCATCG